TTCCCTATAGACAACTAGTTGTTCATCAGGAGCGACTGCAAACCATAGAACCCCTGTATGACTTCCGTAACCATAGTCACAGGCTCTGAACTTAGTCCAACCAGTAGGTATATCGTAAGGCTCAACAACATGAGTGGTTCTGTTCCACTCTGGAAAAGCTGCTCCTTCACTAACATCCCAATTCCCTTCTAATAGTTGTCTTCTTTGGTTCTCTGGTAGAGAAAGCAAGTTTGCTTCGTACATACCATCTTCTGCTAAATATGGATTATCAAATAATGTAGCAGGTATAAATCTTCTTTTAAATAATGGCTGTCCTTCTTGACTGTGACCTTTAGGCCACAATAAGGGTTTACCTGTTTCTATATCTGTTGCCCAAAAAGATTCTCCATGTGGAGCAGGGTCTACAAACATTTTCTTTACCCAACTATGTCCCGGACCTCCGGGGTTTGTTGTAGCTCTTTGATAAACTTCTAAGCCACTATTTCTTGTAGTACGTAGTCTTGATCTCATGTAGTCAAATGGATAAGAAGTAGGCCACTGTGTAAGCTCATCAAATCCTATCCAACTAAATGCCTGACCTTGGTATCTTGTTACGTCATCATCTCTATCTAGGTAGGAGAGCCATAGTGTAGCTCCTGATGGTGCTACCCAAGTCTTATCTCTTTCCATAAACTTAATATCAGGGATTGCTTGTGGGTATAAAGTCTTTGATACTGATATAAGTTCTCTTAGTTCTTCTGTTGTACGTCTAACTAACAGTCCTCTAAAGTGTGGATTGTTTAGGTAACGTACTGGATCTGCAAGCATGGCATACGACTTGCCGCCTCCTGCACTGCCTCCATAAAGTACTTCTCTTTCATTAGACGAAAGAAAATCTGTTTGAGGTCCTTTGTTGGGTTGAAAGATAATCTTCTGTGCTTGTTCAACTTCAATAGGCTCTCTTACAACTTCAGCAGGTACAACTTCAGGTTGCTCCTGCAATTTTGGCTTCAAGGTCTTCTGCTTTTTGTAACGCTTCTTTGTACCTTTCGGCAAGGTAGCGTTGAGTTGAAGCTTCCGACTTACGTTTTTGTTCAATTTTAATTCTCTTTATTAAACCAACATGAGATATTTTTCTACCTGTTTGTGTTGTGAGCCAATCAGCAACTTGTCTATAGCTATACTGCTTGATAAACTTCTTTGCTTTTTCTAGTAGTTCTAGTTCTGTAGGAATAGGCAGTAGTATATCTTTATCTTCTTCATCTTGTTTATAACCAAAAGGTATTGTTCTTCCAACTCTAACAACAGGCTTCCAGTTATAACCTTCTTCTGTTTCTTCTGGTTTAGGTAATGTCCAACTTTTAGTTGTTCTCATGTTCTTTCGGGGGTAATATAAATAATGGACTTGCAGACGTTACTTCTACTTTATCAGTTTTGGTAAACCCACCTCTGTCAAGTATATCTTTTGCTGCTATCATTTTTTCTTTATTACCTAAATCTGTAGGGTTATCTATTACTTGAGCTAAAGAATAGGCAGCTTTAGTTGCACTACTAGCAATAAACTTTTTGGTTAAGTCAGCTATCTCTTCCTGTAAAGAAGATGTTATTGCTGATGTTGGATTATTCTCACTGTACCCTGCAAGTTTCTTAGCTGTGACAGGATTACCCTTTGCTTCCTCAAACAACACATCAAGAAACTTCTGTTGTTTTTCTGTAAGTTGTCTAGCCATTATATATCTTTTCCTTTTGTTTTTGTAGACTTCTTTATTTTTTCAGGTAGAATTTGACACGCAGGTTTAGCTTGGTACACAGTAGGACTTTGCATAATATACTGTGCTTTAGCAGTAGATTCAGCAAAACATTCTTCTTTTGTTTCTATTAGTTCCAATCCTGTAATCATATTACAAGATTCAACATAAGGTGCTGTACAAACTAATATTATAGGTAGCCACATTATGCTAACTCAAAGTGAGGTCCATCAATAAATGGTCTTCTACCCTGTCCTCTTCTTAGATCTATATACGCATTCATAGCATCTTGCATTGTGCCATCCCAACTGCGTATATCATCTATATGCCAAGCTGCACCCCAACGAATGCCCACGTTCTCAAGCTTTGCAGCTTCCTTCATGGCATCAGCTATATCATCATAAAGATTTAGCTCCCACGAAGCCCTCCCTCCTACATAAGCCATCAGGTCTACTGCTAGACCATCAAGATGTTTGGATTTTAAAGTCTGTGAAGCTCCTTTATCTACAAGGGCTTGTTGTTCTGCTAAAGTTCTCATGCCACAAATGCAACCGAAATCAATCTCGGTCACTTCTATTGCTTTTTTGACGCATCTCTCTAAGGAGTCGTTCACCCCATTTAATTTTGTTAAACTTTTTTTGCTGAGTGTAAAGCTCATGTCTTTCCTCTCTTTTTCTAGTGTGGGCATTTCTGTGTTTTATTTTTGTAATAGGAAACATTCTGTCTCCTAAGTACCTTCTTATATAAGGTAAGTGCCTTATTTTAATTTCTTTTTACCATAAAACTTGCCAATACCTTTCATACCTATTGAGGCACTAACAATTCCTCCAAGACTTAACTGATACCATTGTGGCATTGCTTCAAGTGCAGCAAAGCCTTGTGCTACTGTCTCTCTTCCCCAATCACCAGTAAAGGCTAGTATTAGTGGAATACTAAACAGTAATAAAATCCACTCGTCTTTCCAAGATCCTTGAGTGGCACGTATAGCAGCAAGATCCCAATCAATGTCTCCTGTTGCTTCTTTCATACGTATCTGTGCTTCAGCTTTTTGTACAGCAGTCTTGCCATCTAAGTAAGAAGTAGCAAGACCACCAACTGAACCTAATAGTGTTGTAATTGCACTAAACATATTCTAAAACCTTTCTAAGTATTTTGCAAGGTGTCCAACAAAAGGTAGTAATGCTAGAGCCATTAAAAGATTTGCACCTGTATGAGCCATAGCTATTCTTAGTGTATCACCCTTTGGCATACCATCAGATACAAAGAATCCTGCAAGCCATATTGTACCTGTTGTACCTATATTAGCACCAAGAACACAGGCTACAGCTGCAGGTAAGGGTAATGCACCAGATGCAACTAAGGCTATAATAGCTGTAGTAGACAGACTAGAAGACTGCCATGCTAACGTCATAATAATACCACCAAAGAACATATAGATTGGATTACCTAAGAACCAAGTAAGATGCTCCATGTTTCCCATAGACTTCATTCCACCTGAAAACATCTTTAATCCTATGTAGAATACGACAAGACCAATTAATGCTGTTATTACAGGATTGCCTAATTCCATCCTACCTACTTTCTTCCATAGTTTATTATTCATCTAATAACCAAACTAAAATTGTTAATATAGAAAGTAATGCTATAAAATATATGATAGTAAATGCTGTGATCATTACTTACCACAAGTATGACCTTTACCCTCTACTATTTCTTTAAAACATCTTGGGCAAATTGTCATTATAGAGTCCATGAGTTAAAGTATACTAACATATTTTTTGGAGCTTGTCCATGCTTTAATGCAGCTTGCTTCCAAATATTGTACTTCTTTATGGCTACTTCTTTAGCTTGCTCAAACTCTTTGTAAGCTTTCTCCATATCACCATAACGAAGATCATGTAACTGCTGTTGCATATCTTCTATCTTCTTCTCTAGTTTCATCTCTTCAGAGATCTTTATGTCTTGCTTTGTATCAACCATTTTTTACTCCTTTATAAAAGCAATGTAAAGGCAAAGTCCTATTATAAGCAACTTGCCATAGTCTAGGTCAAAGACTGTTCCTTGACCAAATTTCTTTTGAAACCATTCTTTGTTAAACATTATCTCGTACCTCCGATTTTGCTTGTACGTTGACAGTAGACCTGCCCTTGTTTACATAAAGTCCAAACCATGCTGCACCTGCTCCTACTACGACAGAAACAAATCCTGCTTGTGCATTGTTTGGATCTGGTAAATCCATAAACCAGTTACACGTTTGGTAGAATACCACCATGTATGCCAGTATTAATAATCTTGGAACTATTCTCCAAGCATCTAATCTTTCTGGAGTGATCATTTTAAATTCCTACTTTTTTTGCATTATCTATTTATCTCATATTTGTAAGTATTTTGATCTTTATCTGTCCATTTAATATTATTATTTTTTAACCAAGTATTAAACCTAATATTTGAATCATTTTTACTTTTAAAATTTTCATATCTCTTTAAAAGTTTATTAATTTTTATAATTCTTTTGCGAGTATACAAATCCTTAATTTTATTAAACATGGGTCTTTCACTATGAGGAACATACTTTTTCTTTTTTTCTGCCATTATCTATATCTCGCTGTTTTATTCTTAAAATCTTTTTGAATTAAATCCCATGTAAGCTCCGACAATTCCTGCACCAGAGAGATAAAATAGATTTGAAATGTCTGACAAAGCGTTTACTCTTTCTACTGATACAAAAAACATTGATGCAGTAAAAAGACCCATAGACATTAATGTGTATCTTGCCATTCTAAGTTGAGCAAGCTGTCTTCTTAAAGCTGCCTTGTCTTGATCTTTAAAATCTTCTTCTGTCTTTGCTTCCTCTTTCATACCTTTAGTTTGGTATCTGGGTGATTGATGCAACTACGTGTAGTCTGTTGGCTGTTGCTGCTTGAACCTTTAGGATATCCCCTGCAGTCAGGAGAAGATCTCTAGTAAGAAGTTCTAC